ATGGTGCCTGACGTTGTGGCTTTGTTTACTGGCGTGTGGATTTTGATTCGCATTTACGAAACAGAGACGGTAAAGCGTATTATTAAACGCATCCAAGGCAATGTTTAAGGCAATCGTACTAGCCTGTGCGATAGCAAATCCCACCGATTGTCTAGAGTTCCACGACACTCGCGGCCCCTATGATACCCGCGCTGCCTGTGAACGCAGAGCTATGGAGATGGGTCGTGACGTTGGCGAGATGACCCACGGAATGATGCCTAAAAAGTGGCGGTGCCAAGCTCTAAAGAAGGGGATGTTGTCATAGACCCGATCACGATAGGCGCTGCGCTCTCTGGGGCTACAGCAGCATTTAACACAATCAAGCAGATGGTAAACGCTGGCCGCGATCTGGAGAGCTGCATTGGCGACGTGTCGCGCTGGATGAAGGCCGCGTCTGACATTGACCAAGCCGAAAAGCAGGCCAAGAACCCGCCGCTATTCAAGAAGCTGCAAGGCGCCGACGCAGTTCAAAGTGAGGCGCTACAAGTGTACGCCGCCAAGAAAAAGTTAGAGGCGCAACGCGCCGAGCTTAAACAGTATTTGCAAATGACTTTCGGGCCGCAGGCTTGGGCTGACCTAATCCATCTTGAGGGGCGAATCCGAAAAGAGCGTCAAGAGGCTATTTATAAACAGCAGGAGATGCGTCAGAAAATCCTAGAGGCTATTGCGATAGGCGTGTTAGGCATTGTATCCTTCGGGATATTCTTTTGGATTATGTGGCTGGCGTCTAAAAATTGAACGAAACAACAACCGGGCTGATTGGCGAGTATATCGCGGCGGCTGCCATCTTGGGCTTAGGCTGGCGCGTCTCTATGGCACAACAAGACCGGGTAGATATGGTGGCTTGGTATGGGCAAGATTTTATCCGGGTGCAGGCAAAGACTGCGAGTTTATTGGGCTATAAAGTTGGTCGATCTCCGAATCACCATTTCCAATTGGGTCACGGCTGTAAAGCAAAAAAACTACCTACACAGGACGATTACGATGTTCTCTGCCTTGTTTCCCCCAATGCCCGCAGGGTCTTGTTCATGCCGGTTACGAGCATACGGCAATACACTCTGCGCGTGCAGCCGTCGCGTTTCACGCCTGAAGCAGAAACTGATAGCTGGGATAAAGCGGTTGCGGTTGTTATGGAGACGAGGCGATGAATAAAGACACGCTGAGAGAAGAAATTGCTGCTGATGAGGGTGTTCGCTTAGACATATATCTGGATCACCTCGGCCTGCCAACTGTCGGTATTGGCCACTTAATCCGTGAGGCTGACGCAGAACACGGCAGACCTGTCGGCACGCAGATCACACCGGAACGCTGCCGCCAACTGTTTGCGTTGGATATCCTTGTCACGCTTGAAGACTGCTTGGCGTTGTTTGATAACTGGAATGACCTGCCTGACGAGTGCCAGCTAATCTTAGCCAATATGGCCTTTAACTTAGGCCGCAGCAGATTGGGCAAGTTCATCAAATTAAAGGCAGCCATTGAGGCTTGTGATTACGCTGAGGCGGCGACACAGATGGCCGACAGCAAGTGGGCTAGACAGGTTCCAAACCGAGCTGGTCGTTTAATTGACCGGATGAAGGCGCTGGCTGATGGGTGAAAAGACAGCCGAAAGAATTAGGCGCTGGGCTATATTGCCACGCCTGATGACAATTATGTTTAGCATAATGGGTTGGCGCTGCGCTGACTGGTTTATGAGCTTAGAAAACCCAGACGCAGTTCAAATGGGTTTTGTTAGCGTTGTGATGGGCGCTATGACCGGCGCCTTTGCAATTTGGATGGGGCATGAAAAAGCATGATACAAGCACTGATTGGGCCGGTTACTGGCCTGCTAGACAAGTTTATCGAAGACAAAGACCAGAAGAACAAGCTGGCGCACGACCTAGCCACAATGGCCGACCAGCACGCGCAAGAGCTTGCCAAGGGTCAACTGGAGATCAACAAGGCTGAGGCGTCTCACAGGTCAATTTTTGTGGCCGGGTGGCGTCCGTTTATCGGATGGACTTGCGGCATTGCCCTGATGGCTCACTTCGTTTTATTTCCAGCCACTGACTTTGTCACGGCGTATATGGGGCTTGAAATACCACCTATGCCAGCCTTTGATATGGACAGCCTGATGACCGTACTGCTGGGCATGTTGGGTCTTGGCGGCATGAGGTCATTTGAAAAGATGAAGGGTCTAACGAAATAAGAAGGTGGCTTTGGGGTGGTTTACTAAGACCGTAGGATTGACCCCCATCATGCGTACATTAGAGGGTTCGCGCAGGTGGGTTCACCACCCCAAAACTCTTTTTACCGATAAAAATACTGATAGTCAAATCTATCGGCTGTCTGCATATCCTCAAAAACTACGTTGTAGCTTTCATCGTCAATGCGCTCGACCCGCCTGACCATAGCCGTGACTGTTCTGCCCTTGGGGCCAGTCACGCTGACTAGGTCGTTGGGTTTAAGGTGTTCTGTCTGCATTTAGCTCTCCAGCTTTGCTTTTGTTGGGCGCTTAAAAAACCCAAACTTTTGGTCGTCCTTGCTTGGCGTGATTGCCGCAGTGAATGAGACGCGCTTGCCCTTCATCTCTTGGCCGGTAATCCACTGGCCGTCTTCCTCGGCTGGCTCATGCAGCTTTGATGGGATTGAACCCCAAACCTTAAAGCCACTGTCGTCGCGCACCAGCATCTTCCACTGCATACCAAACGAAGTGTCGCGAATGTCAGTCGAAATAATAACGCCAGTCACCTCGACGCGGTTCTCTGGGCAATCTGCTGCGGCTTCCCACTCAGCGGTGCGCTCGGCTTCGCGCTTTTCTTCGCGTGCCATAACCTTGCGAACAGCAGCCTCTTGGCTCTCTGTCAGCCTGCCCCACTCATGCAGCGCGTCGCGCATAGCGGCAATAAAGTCGCTGCCGCCACCAAGCACAAAACTCTCGATTTCCTTGCGTGTCTCGTCCTCAGCAATCCAACGCTTATTGCGCCCGATAGACGCGTTGGCCTTGATGCTTGCCTCACGTCCGGCTTCCCAAGCTGTCTGGTTCATAATGAAAGTCATATCAATCTCCCTTGTTACCCTCTGAATATAAGGTGATATCACTTTAATATCAACCCCTGTCGAGCAAAAAAAGACCCCGCCCAAGGGCGAGGCCGATATTCGTTATAAAAGCTTAAACGCTCTGGCTTTACCGGCAACCTTCTCAGCCGCGCCGCGCTCGACTAGGCCGGTCATCAGCCGGTGTACTTGGCTGAAGCTCTTGCCGGTCTTTTGCGATAGCTCATTGATGGTCGGCGTGTAGCCGTACCGGCGGGTCATGCGGTCAATCAGAATCCGCAGTTCCGCCTGTTTCTTTGTCAGCGGCACGTCAATCATCTTTTGATTCCTTAATGGTTAAGGTTGACTGCCGGACAATCCGTGCGGGCTTGGCCGGCGTCGTCTTGGCCGGTTGCGCCTTGAAGTTACGCATTGGCCATTTGACATAGTAAGAGCGATTGCCGACCACCCCGACCGCCTCATCGTGGCTGCCAAGACGTTCTTTCAGCATAGCCTCAGCCTCATCAATGTCGCCCTCAGCGGCTCGCTTGGCGTCCTTGGCATTGACCAACTGAGCCAGCCAGTCGTTGTCTTCGCCCTCAAGCGTGATTGGCGGTGCGCCGTCATCGACACGCGGATAGGCGGTATTGCCGTCGGAGCTGGACTGGATCGGATACCAGTCAACGTCAAACTTGCGGCGCTCAAACTCCTCGATTTCGTCGGTGATGCGCGACTGCACCGCAGCGTTTGCCTGATAAAGGAAGATGCGTAGCTCTACACCGCCGTATAAGACGCACACAGCGCCCCACGTTAGTTTGGTGGCCATCAATTGCCCCTGCAACTGCAGCGGCCCCCTGTGAGGCGCTGGGCGGTCTTCTGGCTTACTGCTAGTCAGCTTGCTCTCCAAGACGCCCACGCCGTCCACCCAGACAGGGCCGTCAACGCAGTAGATGCCCTTGGCTGGGTCTGTGGTGACTTCATGCCCCAGCCCGCCGTCAGCGGTGCCGTCAAGCGACACGGCAAACGGTAGCGTGTCGTGGAAGACGGCATCATGCTCCAGCTTCAGGTCAGTCAGGTTGAGCCGTTCAGCGGCGGTGGTGAGAATGACGCTCTCTAAGGCGTCGCCCCAATCGCAGGCTTCGTTGCCGTTGAATGGGTCGGGATCAGGCTTGCCCTCAATTGAGGCCAGCGCCTTGGCAAGTTGATCGTTTGGGGTTTTGTACGGCGACATATTCATAATTACTGGAATAACCGAAGCGGTTATGATGTCGTCGGGTGTTTTCTTTCCTACCATTAGTTGATCTCCCATTTGTTAGATTTACGCAGATTTTCTTCAGCCGTGATTACCTGCAAATTCCACGGCACATGAAGGCCACAAATGTTTTCGCCTTGTAGCGGAATGATGTGGTCAACGTGATGTAAGACGCCAATCTTATTAGTAAGCGTTTGCGCTTTTTTATAAAAAGGCTTTATAAGTTCGTAACTGATGCAAGAAGGCTTTGCCACGCGAACACGTTTCCGTCGAACAGCGGTATTAACTCGCACTTTGTCAGCATTTTTTTGCTTCCAAGCCTTGGAAACAGCGTTGCGCTTTTCAATGGTATTTAAGCGCCACTTTTTCGCTTTCTTTGCTCTCGCGGCTTTTTGTTCTGGCGTTTGTTTTGCCCTATATTCAACATATTTATGCAAATTGTTTTCATACCAACGTTTGTTTTTAGCAGCTACCGCAACCTCATTCCTTTGAGCGTATTCACGCTGCACGGCGCTTCTTTTTTCGGGATTGTTTTTTTTCCATTCTTTGTCCCGATCCTTACCGCACTCAACGCAATGATAGCTTGACACATAGCGATCACACACATGACCGCGCTTACAAGGCTTGCCAGTGAAGTATCGCAGCAACCCTCGCGCCTTAGCATCTTCAAATGTAATAATCTCCATCATCCCGCACCCCCAAAGCGAGCCATCAGCGCCCACATGTTATATTCAGTAGTCACTGCGTTTGTGCAAAACGCCAAGCCAAATGCCATTAACAACAGCATACAAATTGTGTCTTTAATCATGTCACTCTCCTGTCGTCAGTAATGGCAAACCAATCTCTTGTGCCGTCATTAATTTCTCGACAGACACGCTGCTGGTTTAATGGCAAGTGACCCCAGTCTTCATTATAAAAAGTGGGCGATCCCAATGCTTCATTCCGCATCTCATTACTAAGCAAATTAAACTCAGCGTCAGACAGGTTGATCCGATAGCCTTTCTTTAACCGTGTTACTTTCATGTCACTCTCCCATATTTTGATGGCTTCTTTAATCGTCCGTCAGGCGTCTTTGGTGCCAACGGCGTCCAGCCGTTGACGTGTAGACGGTACGCGCTACACACAACCTCACCGCCGACCCAAGATTCGCCACGCGATATGTGCGTGATGAGGCTCTTGTGGTCGGTGCGCTTGCAAGCCAACGCGATTGCGTCGTTCCTGTCGTAGATCGGGCCGGTGACAACCGGACGCGTGAACGGATGGCTCACGACGTACCAGAGTTTGACGCGATCTGATCTGATCTGTTTCATTTGGTTACCCCTTCAATTCGATGACGTGTGTGACGCGCTTGGTCTTCCAATGGAACTGGTCAACAGGCACTGACATATGCTGGTCAGAGACGATGCCGTCCTTGACGTGCTGCATGTGGCCTCCAGTGCGAACAATGTACGAGACGCCCGCCTTGGTCTCCCACTCAACCCACGACGCAAGCGTGCGACCCTTGGTGCGTGTCAGCTTGGCCGGACGATCATACATGCGGCAGAGCTTTACGATCTGCGGCACGTTAGTGCGGCCCTGCCACCGTGCGCCGAGCTTGAAAGTCTTGCGGCACAAATCCATAATCTCATCGACGCTGGCGTTGACCGCGTGGGCTACAGCGGTTGGGCCACAATTTGGTAAAATTCCTGACATATCAATTCTCCCTTTCTGGGCGGGGCTGTTAAGCCGCCGCC